GCTTAGCTTGAGATGATCTAAACTCACCAGCTTTTTCTTCTTCCACCTTATTTTTAAGAATTGCTACTGCTTCTAGTAAGACAGCTTCATTACACTCTGGTTGAGAGTAAGAGAAGATAGTCACATCTGAGTTTTCTGTCATGGAGTCTACAACTTTTTGACCCCATACTGAGATGTTGTAAGTTCCGACCGAAGTAGGTACTGGATAGACGAAAAATCTTCGCTTCTGATTAGCCCATTTCTTATCTGTAGATCCTGAGTTAATAGAGCTGTTTCTCCAAATTAAATAGTCTTCAAACTTCATAGGAGAACCATCTGGTAATTCACCATATTGCTTATCATCAATCTCTATTCTCCAGATTGAATTATCTCTCCAGTTTTGAGGGTAATCGTAATATTCTGCGTTTAATTGAGTTGATGTTTTCTTAGCATCTTCAGTTCCAGACCATCTAAATAGACCACCTGACTTGATGTAAGCTCTATTGATAGCACTCTTAACAGTAGCTAAAGGAAATAGTGGTGAAGTGTCGTTTACATTTAGGTCTGACTGTACCGCTAGTATTAGATCTTCAAATGTGTTCATAATTTAAGAATAGATTGTCTAACTATTTTAAGACAAGTTACTTTTCCTCTTTCAGATTGAAAGAAATCTGCATACCATGTTTTGACATCATCTTTAGAGCGAAGTCTACTTCATCAGGTAATACTTTATAAATTGGGAAGTCTACTTTGTAGATCACCTTGAGTTTATTTTCTCTAATCATTTTTTCGAAGTCTTTCATGACCTCTGTTGGAGCTTTAAGCTCTTTTTCTTCTTCAGACATACGACCTTTCTTAAACCTTTGCTTGTCGCAAAAAGTCTTCATTTTTATAATATTGTTCTGCTGTTTTAGATTCAAATCTTTTATTTGAGTGTCCTCTTCTTCTTCTCCAAACTTGATAACCATCTTCGGTTTTAATCCATTTAATCTTACCTTCAGTTACCTCAAGAAACATTGGGTCTACTGAGTCTTTAGTATCACAAAAGTCAAAGAACCATACCTCAGGAGCTTCAGCACAATATAAAGCGTTATACCCTTCAGAAGTTCCCATAATTGCTGACTTATCATATCCGTTTATATGAAACCAAGATCCACTAGAATCAACTTCAAAGTTAGCTCCGTTACCCCAAGACAAACCTGCCCTACCTGCTCCGCTTTTATATGAGGTTAATCCCATATTTCTTACAGCAAAACTTACGGTAGAATGATCTACTGAGAAGTCTATATTGTCATAAGATAGTTTTAGTTGTCTGGATATTTTACAGTCGCTAGTTACATTCAGGTTTCCATCAGCATAAACACCACCCCTCATAGTCACCTGACCAGACGAAGGTATAATAATTTTTTCATTATTACTAACATAGATGTACATCGGACTACCAATAGAGTTTATTCCTATTCTATTTGATGAATCAGACCACATCTTAGATCCACCTTCCCATCGAAGATAAGAATCTTGGTTATATCCACCGCCTCTTTTCAAATAAATATATGATGGTTGGCTTGTTCCACCAACTGAGAGTGTACCTGTTGTGATATTACTTGCATTTAAGTTTGTAAGAGAAATAGTGTTTCCACTGATACCACCTCTATTAAGATTATCGGCATTAAGATTTGTAACATTGATCGTACTAGCATTTAGAGTTCCAGTGGTTATGTTATTGGCATTAAGACTTCCAGTATTTATGACTCCAGAATCAAGAGTTCCGGCTGTTATTTTACTAGCTGATAAATTATCTACATAAGTTCCACTAATAGCTGATCCTGACCCTGTTGTTATTTTTCCACTTACTTCAACACTAGAGGCATATAAAGCCCCTGCCATACTTACTCTAAATGGAGCTGAACCATAGGTAGCGTTTCCCAAATAAATTCCACTAGAATCTGCTTTGAAAACATTGTTTGCTGTACCGATTGTAAAATCTACACCAGTAATAGTTCCACCGATAATATTATCACCACTAATAGTACCGGCAATAATGCTTCCGGCTTGAATAGTTCCCAGGAATGTAGCATCACCAGTTGTTCCATCAATAGCAAAGGTAGTAACACCAGAATCATTTCTAGCAGTAATGCCATTAGGACTTAACCTGAGGTCGCCAGTTACACTACTTTCGTACTTTCCAATCTGAATAGCTCCAGACTGAGTGAACTGAAATTCTTCAAGGATTTTACGAGTCTTAGTGTTGAGAGAACTTGTGATAACCTCTATTCTTTTAGGAAGAGGTTGGGGAAGAATCTCCACATTAGAATAATTATCATTAGATGTGCTTTGAGTCGTGTCTATTGACTCAGATGTACCCTCAATGGGTTGATCTTCGATGATAGTTGGTTCATATACTTTATCTGTCATGTTATTCAAAAAATGTTCTTATCCTATGTACTTCTGGGCTACTATTTCCGGTAGGATTTAGCACGACTCTTGGTTCAAAGATATCTCCCTCAGCCCCTAGAATAAAGACTGCTTTTTGAGTGTTTGCGATGCTATGAGTTAGATCGCCATCAGTAGTGTAGGCTTGAACAAAGTCACTGTCCTTATTCATTCTGTACCAAAATTCCAAAGAAGATCCACTTGGTAGTGGGTCAAAGTAAAGTTCGGTCATTTTCCAATTAGTTATAAGTGTTGGTTTTTCCAGAGGTGATCTAAAGTCTAATCCTTCATAAACTGCTGTAGCTTTAGCGGTTGAATCTTCTGCTAGAACTCCAAAGTCTGTTCCATCTTGATAAGAAACTAGGGTAGTTCCACCGGCATTGATAACAGCACCGATTTCATCTACATCCATAGCTACCTCAAGGTTTAGAGTCATAGCTTTATTCTTAGATTTTCTACCATAAGAATAGACTCCATTTTTACCCGAATCTGCATTAAATATTCCAAACAGAGCTAAATTTCCCACTGATTGTTTATCTATCCAACTTGAAGCTCCTTCTTCCCATGTAAAGAAATTAACTTCCTTTATGGTATTAGCTACTCCGCCGGGATTAACTTTACCGCCACCTGGAAATCTGAGAATAGGTGTTTGATCCATCATGTTTGCGTAGAATAATTCTCCATCATCACCGACTTGAGCTAGAGGTACTTCGCTATCGATAGCTCCATTAACTCCTCTTGAGGTATCTGAGCCTCTAACAGTTCCTATGACAGCCCTACCATCTCTCTCTACCATTGTTTTAGTAATATTTCCTGGAACTAAATCTGTAGCTTCTGGAGTGTATGATTCGTCATATCCAACATAAGCAACAAACTCATTATTACAAATAGTCAATGCTCCACCAACCTGAGCCATAGTGTGCCAATCAGCACTCCATAAATCACCGACTTCAGTGACATCATTCCAATCGTCATGATTAAATAATTCTTTTTTATAAAGTTTGGTAGTTGTAGCAAAAAAGAGATAAACTTTTCCTGTATCTGCGTACCATTCTGAAGCTCCAACAATACCTTTAGGATGTTTATAAACCCTCGCCCAGAATCCATCTGAATCTCTTTTATAAACAGACCCGGAGTTGCCAAAACCGTAGGTATAACCATCTTTGGCTTCAACAAAAAACAGTATAAGGTCGTCAAATACCGTAGTTAAACCGGGCGAGGGGCTTACAGATGGGCTAGTTGATCCTGATGCGGAAGAACTAGGTGATACTGAAGAACTAGGACTTACACTTTTAGAAGCTGATTCACTTGAGGAAGGAGAAACTGAGGCACTTGGAGAAGAGCTACTGTCTAAACCTTCATCGGTGTAGGCTTGATTTGCTATAAGAGAATCGATTTTCCTTCGAATATCCAAAGCAGACCCAAACTTAAATGAGCCTCTAATTCCTTTATCATCGTATTGGCTTATGCCACCATCAAATGTTTTAATTTCAAATGTGTTCATATTGCCTTTATGTATACCAATTCTTGTATTTATCAATGTAAGTGTTCCCAACCACTGCATCATATTTATCAGCATATCTAGCCTCTGAAGGCGATGCTGAAGGACTTGATGAAATACTTGAACTTATACTAATTGATTCACTAGCTGATTCTGAAGATGAAGGGCTTCCACTAG